TTACGCAATCAAATGGAGTGGTGGCATTATTGATATCCATGCACAGTTCGGGCACGACATCGAATACCACGACTTGGGTTACGGACTGCGTGACGGCCTGTTGATACAGTTTTGCTGCGGTCGCATTGGTGAGCGAATGGTCCGCCTGAAATCCATCGCTGTATCGAATTGGAACATCAGCGGTCAAGTCCTTCTCGCCCGTACCGGCAGCGCTTCCGGCGTTTCCGCTGGATTGCTGAAGGGTCCAGGTACATTGAGTGGCGTCGGCCCCTTTTTCGTTGAAACACCAGATCTCTGCCCGGTGTGCATTTTTCAGGCTAATGTTAATTCCGTTTTTTACAGCGCCGCCAACACCGGATGCAACCAGTTGCACGATGTAAGGCGTCCGAGGATTAATAGACATGGTTTCTCCTTTCCTATGTCCTTGTCGCCAGAGTGATGATCGGAGACACGGTAGTGGTCCCATCCTCAAGCGTGGTTGCAGAAATTACGGCGGGCTGCCCGTCGCAACGATAGACAATCCGCATCGCGGTTTCGTCGTAGATAAATTTCACATGGATGGAATAGGCAACTTCCGGGCCGCCCTTCTGGATAAACTCATACTGGGAAAGGTCAGTCAGGATTATGTCACCCTCGGTGCCAAGCACATTGCACCATGGGCATTCGACCATGGGGATGCCGAGCATTGATTGCATTCCGGTCGATTGGATGGTCTGCCCGCTCACAAGAGCACCAGCGGCTCCCAGCCCTACCTGCAACTGGAAAAGCTGCTTATAGCAGGTCTTATTGTAAAGCCACACGGGATTGACCGCACCAGGAGTCAACCTCTCATACATGCTGAGGATGTCATCCAGCACGATCGTGCTTGCCCCACCCGATCCGGTAATGGCTATCTTGGCTCCGGAATTCTTTAGACCAAGCGGTTGACCGGCGCCAGTGCCCGCAATAATCGCCTTAATCAGAGCACTGCGAAGAGCGATCCGAAATCCATTTTCGAGCCGGGAAGAAAGCTGCGGGGCGTCCTTGATCAGCTCGTCGGTCAAGTAGCAGAGTCCGGCAATCTTCTTCAGTTTAAGCTCAACTCTCCGGAGCTTTGGCGCCGTCGCGGTTTTCTCGGCACCCTCTCCGAGCCAGTACATTACGATGCCACCCCATGTGCTGGTTGCTTTTGTGGTTTCCGCGATTGCATTAAATGCCGTTCCGTCGCCCACTGTTATGTTGGTGGTGTTGACGCGAGACAAAATGGCATCTCCATTTTGAGCAAATAGCGGCTCAATCAGGCGCGAGCTTTGATCGGGCTGTACGAGAAATCCACCGTCTGATGGCGATGTTTCATTCATTCCGGATGCGCGGGCCATTTCCATATTTGCGGAAAGTTTCTTCGTGGTCTTGCCGGCCATTCTGGAATCGGACTGAATCGCATCGAAAACAAATTCGCCGAGGTTGGCATATCTCTCTTCCTTTTTCGGAAGATGGATATAACGCTTTTGCATTTCGTCCTGAATAGGAAGTGTTGGTTTAATGGCCGCATTGGCCGTCTGATCTGCAAGGCTACGGTTTTCAAGCTCCTCGGCTTCGAGTTTCTTTTCCTCGATCGCTGCGCGGTATTGCTTGTTCAGCTCACTCCACTGCGACCGCTCTTCGTCAGTCATTTGGCGATTTTCAGACTTTGCCTTTTCCTTAATGGCATCAATGGAGGCTTCAAGCCTGACAACCTGAGCCGATAGCTCCTGTAATCTGTCGGTCCTCATCACGCCCGCGATGGGGATTGGAGCGAAAAGCATGCCGCTAGTCATGAGTGGGTCTCCGAATGCCGCGACGGCTGCAATTAGCAGTACGACAATTGGAACAGCCAATCCGATTGCCATAAGCGGGATCTGAAGAGGCGGTGACTTGAAGTACGATTTGCCAAAATTGATGGCAAACATTTTCCGTTTGTCTTTCATTTTTCAATTTCTCCAATAAAAAAGGCCGCGCAATGGCGGCCTAAATGAAAAAACCCGCGAGAAAGCGGGCTATTTCGATTCTGGTTATGTTTCTGCCTGTGTTAGAAGGCCCTCTTTTTTAGGTCTTCAAACGCTTTGAACAGCTCCTCATCCGAAGTCGGCTTCGAAACCTTTATCGGATTGGATACCTCAATTACGTCATTGCTATCCTCCAGGCAGAACACACAATCTTTGTCATTCCTAAACATGCGGACCTTCACTTCGGTCTGGGGATAAGCCGGAAAAGTTACTGGTGATACGTCGTACAACTTTGCTTCTAAAATCGTGCGGGTCATCTCGTCATTTTCGCGGTCAACTTTGATGTTTTTTGAGACAATATCGAATCCAAAGCTCGATTGATCCACATCGCCGCGCTTAATTGACACCATAAGATCGGCCGCAACGCTGGTGTCGGGCGGGATAATGTTATAGCCAAGCCCTTTTTTGTCTTCCCATAGGGAAAGTGTTTTTGCCTTCGTCCGCCCGAGGATGTAATTGACATCATGGTTGAAAAGCGCCCGCACGTCATCTTCCTTAAGACTTTTCGCAAACGCCCCCGGAGCCACACTCTCGCGGAAACCTGGCCATAATTCCGTTTCCTGATTGAAAACGGCGGCATACCCGGTGATTTTTGGCGGACCATCGCCATGAACAAGCCGTACTTCCTCACAGTGGAAACGGCGCTGGCGTTGCTGCGTTGCCAATTCCTTTTTTCGGGCATCAAGCCATTTCTGAGCATCGCCCTTCGGATCCGCTGTTTCGATGACCACTGGATTAAGCGGCATTTTAATTTCTCCTTATGAGCCGCAATTGCCTTATGGCTCTCGCGGCTTCTTCTTTTTCTTCCTCGGTAACCGGCGCTTCCTCGGGGATTTGCCCGACTTGCTCAGCTGGCACCATATTCATGGGGCTTAGATAAATATCGCCGCCTTTTTCGATAGGATTCATGTTTTCCAGACCGCGAATATCGTTAATTGACAACCATCCCCACTGACGACCGACGGCGTAGGCGGCGTAGCGGCTCGATATATCGCCGCGCATGAGGGCATCAATCAAGTGTTCGCAGAAGTATGGTGCATCGAGCAGTTTGTTGTTTATTGACTGCTCCCATCTGACGGCCCACGGGCGCACCGCGTCGATGACATAGGAAATTGATTGCTGCTCGATATTCGAAAATGTCGCCCTCTCCAGATCCATGATTTTGTGCGGAGGAACGCGGAAAATACGGCAAATATCGAGTACCCCGAGCTTCAGACGCTCAATGAATTGGGCATCCTCTAAGCTCATTCCTATTTTCTCGGGCTTCATGCCCTCCCAAAAGACACCTATCGATTGCCCATTGGCTCCCGAGTATTCCTTGCGGATAGCTTCCCTGAATGCCTTGCGGCCCTCTTCGTTTGGAGCCTTTGGAGCTGGATGAACAAATGCCAATTGCAGGCGGCTGCCGTTTTTGTTATCGGTTGCCTGGCGATCCTGAGCCGATAGGCCAAGGGCTATGGCCTCACACTGGTATCTGATGACCGAGTAGCCCTGTAACCCATTGAATCCAAGCCCGGCAATATGCAATATCTCATCTGGTTGAAATATATTTATCTCTCCGCCCTGTAATCGATACTCATAAAAAAGCTCGTTGCTTTCCGTCCTTTTGAGCGTCATTTGTCCTGGGTGCAGGGGCCATAAATACCTCGGCTGCCCGCGCAGATTGCGCTGAATCTGTGCATAGGCATTACCCCAAAGCAAAAGATGCGCTTGAAGCGCCTCCCTGAATTGCATAGCGGTCATTTCCGGATTCGGCTGATCATGCAGTAAGGAATACACCGGATGCTCCGGCGCGCGTTCCTTGCGCTTGCCATTGCGCACATACACATGCAGTGGCAGCGAGGCGAGATCCTCGGAGATAACTTTTACGCACGCCCACACCGCGGAGTACGTCAGTGCCGTATCTTCAGTGATATCCTGACCTGATTTGCTTGAAATCCCCTGATTTCCATACCAGAAGTCGCTCCAATCGTCCGGCCGTGGGCGTTTTTCCGATGATCTTATTTCGTATCGCGTGAATGGTATTTTCATAATTGCAGCCATGGAGATTCCGGAGTGTCGTAAACTGAGCCCGTCTCCTGTCCGACCATCGCTCTGCCCAGCCCCATGCAAACACCCGTAACGCCATCGATACGCTTCGTTCTATGCGTCTTATAGGGGATTATCATTCGATTGTCCTTACTGTGTTTTACGGCCGCATTCTGCACATTCCAACGCAATACCGGGTTGCCGTTGTGCCGTACGCGCTTCGCATGGATGAGAGCTTCGAATATCTGGCTCGGCTCGCTCATGTTGTTGTAACCTTGGGTCAACTCCACCATGTCGAATCCCTCTTTGGCGAGCTGCACTGCAAGCTGTGTTGCTCCGCGCGGATCGTAGCCGATTTGCTGGATTGCATAGAGCCGCGACCAATCGACCAGAGTTTGAAAAATGTAATCGTAGTCAATGACGCTGCCGGGAGTAGCGATCACGAGCCCCTCATCGACCCACTGCGAATAGGGAATCTTGTCTTCCTTCTCGCGCGTGAACATCGTTTCTTCTGGAATAAAAAACAGCAGGAGAACGTCAATGGCAAAATCGATATTGATTGACTTCTCGCGCTCTGCACTCGATAGGTCTGAAGGGTTTTCCCTCTCGCCCACTTTGATTTCGATGGCCTTGCCTGGCAGCTCGCGCTTGAATACGGCGGCGATTACAGATAAATCGAGCTTGTCGGAAAGGTCCATCCCTACCCAACAAGGCTGGCCAAGTAAATCGTCGGGATTGTATTGTTCGTCGCACGCTTCCCATTTCTCAATCGGGATCCAAAGCTCGTACTGCTGCGTCCAGACGCAGAAATTGAGCCGGGCTGCAATGTTCCTTTGCGACGGCATGCCGCGCGCTTCATTAACCTCTTTGCGCAAATACTGAATTGGGAGGATGGTTCCGAGGCCTGGATTTGTTTTAATCCAGCAGGATTCGTCATTCATCCAATCGTCGGCGGGAATCTTTTTTTCATTCTCTGCCCGTTCGGGATCCAGCGCACAGACATAAGCAAACCACGCATCGTCTATGACAGTACCATCGAGGACGTTAACTGAATATTCGTGGTGCTTGTAGCAGACGGTCTCGAGGTCATAGCCACTATTGGTTATTTCGACGATCAGTGCATTTAAATCTTTCTTCGTGCCCTTTTTCATCTTGTCGCAAACCATCGGCGTCGGGTGTTCGTGAATCTCATCGATCAGCGCCATGTGTACGCGCTTGCCGTCGAGGCCTTTGTGCTCACTCGACACCGCGCGGAACACGCCATTGTTGGCAGGATTCCTGATTACGTTCGCGCTGATCTCAAGGGCATCGGTGAGCGCCGGGGATCTCTGAGCCATAATCCGCGCATCATTCCAGCCTATTTTGGCCTGATCCATCATTGTGGCCGCGCAGTAGATCTCAGGAGACATGCATCCATCGGCGACAAGGCCATAGTGACCAATGCCGGCAGCTAGGGGAGTTTTGCCGTTTCCCTTGCCTATTTCGATGTACGCCGTCTTGAATCTGCGTGTGCCATCCGCGTTATGCCAGCCGAGCAGCGAGCCAATGATGAATTTTTGGAATGGTTCGAGGTTGAACTTTGTGACTTCCTCGCCCTGCTCGACCGTGAGGACTTCGGCAAAAAACTCAACTCCGCGCTTGGCCATGTCGGCGCGATAGACGAGACCGGTTTCCGACTGATGCTCAATGTCGGCAATGTGGCGCCTGCACGCTTGTCGAACATAGGGACCGGCAATAATCTTGCCGACGGCTACATCGAGCGCGTATCGTGTTCCGCCGCCATCCCGAAGCGCTTTATTTAATGCGCTGGAATTTTGCGAGCGGGCTTTGATTTTCTTTTGCATGTGATACTGATTTCGTTCCTGCAAGTGACCTGGTGGTAAGGCCAAAACTCTCATACATAAGCCGGAGCTGGCCGAGCAGAGCGGCGTTGGGTGTGGCTCCAAGCAATTCCATTTCGCGCACGTGCTGATGCACATAGCACAAATGCTCAATCATGGACAGCATGCCGGGAGTAAGACGGCGCGTGTTGACCAATTCCGTGCAAACTCGCGTCCATTCCGCTCTTCCAACGGCCTTTAGATGCCTTGGAGCCTTGGGAATTTCTTCGAGGACATCGGGCTGTGGCTCAAGGGATGCTTCCCGCTCAAGCTCAGCAATAGATTTATGTTTTCCGGCATTCCCCGTGAGAAGCTTCAGCGATGCTGGTTTTTGTGGTTTTCCTGAATTCATTGATCAAAATTCCTGAATTTATGAATGCGGTTGCGTGAGCGGAGG